GTTTATTTGAAAAAAGAATATATTTTTGAAAATGAAAATTATTATGATTTAATAACACCTTATGGCTATAGTGGTTATTATTTTGATAACAATGAAACATTAAAAGAATTTATTCCATTATTTAGAGTAGAAGCAAAAAAAAGAAATTATTTAACAGAAGTTGTAAGACAAAATCCCTATGTAAATATTGATATTTCTAACTATTATGAAATAATTACATCAAAAAAAATATTTAGTGTAGAAATAAGTGATTATGATTTTTATTACAACAAAATTCTAAGATCTTCAGCAAGAAATAAATTGAAAAAGTCAATTAAAGATAATTATTCTTATCAAATTATAGATTTAAAACCAAATACATTAAATAAATATTTTATTAATTTATATAATATCACTATGAATAAAGTAAATGCGTCAAAATATTATTATTTTAATGATAAATATTATGAACAAATTGAAAATAATAGTAATAATAATAAATTAATTAATATTTATAATGATAAAAAAGAATTAATTGGATGTAGTATATTATTTTTATTTAGAGATTTTGTTCATTATCATCTAAGTTGTAATGATAAAAGTTCAAATTATATAACTGATTATTTATTAAATTCAGTTGTTAAAGAATTAGGTATAAATAAAAAAATTATATTAGGAGGGGGATTAAAAGATAATGATGCATTATTTGATTTTAAAAAAAAAATTAGCACAAATAATTATGATTATACCATTTATAAAAATATATTAAATCATGAAATATATAATAAAATAAAAAATCAATATGAGATTGATAATTATTTTCCAATTCATAGAAAATAAATTATAAATTATTTATTAAATTAATTATAAAGTTCATATTTTTTTTATCATACCTCTGATCTATAGGAATGCATAAAATATGATTAGATATATGATGATTACATTTACTTTCCTTATCAAAATTTAATGGCCAATATATTGGACAATATAATTTTTTTATACTACACAATTCTCTAATTTTATCTCTTTTTTCATTTGATTCTATATACATTGGATAAGTAAAATATAAATTTTCATTAAGAATTGATTTATATTTTAATGTTTCATTTAATAATTTATAATTATTTAATCTAATTAATCTATTATCAGAATCATAATAATATTTGTAAAATAAATAATTTATATAATCAAATCCATTATAGTCTATATATTTTAGATTATTTTCACAATATTTTAATAAAGGATACCAAATAAATTTAAAATAATGAATATTTTTAAATAGCATCCCATTTATTTTTAATAGATTATAAAATAAATATTTTAAATTGAAATATGATTTTTGTTTTATTTTTAATAAATTATGTTGATCAATTACTATTGCTCCAAATGGTGTTGCTAAGGTTTTTCTATAAGAACAAATACTAACATCACCATATAAATTAGTTGAATATAAATTATGAGTAAAATCTTCTATAATCAAAATATTTTTATTTTCACATAATTTTTTAATTAAATCTATATTTTTATCAATTCTTCCAAAATAATTAATGATAAATATTAATTTGTAATTATTATTTTGAATTTTATCTTTTAAATTTTCAATATCTATATTTAATTCATTATTAATTTTATAAAATTCATAATTAGTAAAACAATATAATATTGAATCACATAAATAATTTGGTATTAGACATGTATCATTATTATTTTTTATGAATTTATCTAAAATATTTTTTATAGCTATTCTTCCAGATGCAAAAAATAAATTATTTTCCTTTTTAATATTTAAATTAAAATCTGAACCGATTTCCATACATAATTAAATATTATATTTTTTTAAATATTATATATTTATAATTTATATGAATATAGATCAAATAGATTTTTTTATGAAAAATGGATATTTTATTTTAAAAAATACGGTTGATAAAGATTTTTGTAATAAAGTTGTTAATAATGCTAGGAAATGTTTATTAGATAATTATGGAAAAAATTATGATAAAGAATTTTATCATTTAAAAGTAAGTCCATGGTGTTTAAAATCTCTTAATAGTACAATGGATTTAAAATATAAACTTAAAAAGGATAAAGTTAAAATATTGAGTGAAGTAGTTAAAGCACATATTAATGATATAAGTAATGGAGGATGCATAGCCTCTTTTAAAACAGATAATAATGAAATTAATTGGCATTTAGATGGATGGGAACATCATTGGTTATGTCAACCTCTTCATTCAACATGTGTAATAGCTTATACAGATACCGATGAAGGAACATGGGTATTACCAGAATCTATAAAAATGATCACTGAATTGTTTTATAATAATAATTTTATGTTTCATTGTGAAAATTTTTTAGAATGGTCTCCATTAATAAATAATATTTTAAGTAAATGTAAAGATAAAAGACAAATATCATTAAAACAAGGTGATATGTTAGTAACACATCCATTTTTATTACATGCAGCTAATAATAATAAAACACAAGATATTAGAGTTGTCACTAATTATCATTTATATAGAAATATTAACATTAAAGATCCAATATCTTTAGTAGAAAAAAGAATTAATCAAGACTTATTAGAATTAAAATTAGATCCAAATCTTTACAAATTAGATACTAGTAAAAATTTACCAAATTATGAATCTTGGTTATTTAGAAATAATCATGAAAAAGAATATAATATATTTAAAAAACAATTAATTTTTTTACAAAAAAAAAATATAATAAATAAAGATAATATAAATTTTATGAAAAATAATTTTAATGAAAGTAATCATCAAATATTAGATAAATTTAATAATAATATTTATAATATAAAAAAAAAAATATTTTCAAAAAGAAAAAATTAATATATATATATATGACACCCGAAGAATTAGTAAATAACTTATTAAGTCCAGGTTTATTCGGCAATAGCCCTGTTTACCATATAGAAAAAACACCATATGGTGATTTTGAATGTCAAAGTTCAAATTTTAATAGATCATATTTTAAATCTATAATTGATAAATATTATGATAAAAATGGTATATTTTGTGAAATTGGATTATTTGGAGGAGTAAATTTATTTAGTTTATATGATTATTGTAAAGAAAAAAATATGAGATTGATTGGAATAGACCCTCATGATAAAATTGAATTTTTTAATGGTATAAATAAAAATGATATTGATAATGAATTAACTAAAACTAGATTACCCCTTTGGAAAAAATTTAGATTAAATATTGAAAAAACTATAGAAAATTTTAATTTAGACATTAAATATATAAATGATACTAGTTGGAATTCTCATAGTTTAATAGAAGATAAATCATTAAATATACTACATATTGATGGCGACCATTCCTATGATGGTGTAACAAAAGATCTTACATTTTTTTATCCTAAAATGAAGGAAAGAAGTATAATTATTATTGATGATATAAAATGGTATGGTATTAGAAAAGCTACAGATGATTTTTGTTCTAAAAATAATTTAAAATTAAATTTAGATTTACACAGTTCTATAGGATTTATAGAAATCAATAAATAATTTTATCTTTTATATATTCTTTTATTTTTTCATTTAATTGACATTTTTTATCAATTAAATTTTTTTTATTTCTAAAAACAGAATAATCATAATTATCATTTTTGGACATAGATTCATTAATAAAATCTATTGTAGATTTTTTTAATTTAAACCCACAAAAATGAAATAATTTTTCTATTTCAAGGTGTGGATTCTTCAATAGATCTTCATAATTAATTAAACAAACATTATAAGGATATTTTTCTTTTAATTTTATAAAATAATTATTTAATTCTAACCATTTATTAAATCCAAAATAATTTTCTTTTACATTATTTTTATCAGTTCCATTTAACCAATCTTGAAGGTGTTCATGTTTTGCTTTCATTTGTGATTCAATAACATTTTCAGGATTTCTTACTAAACCAATAATTTTAATGTCTTTATTAAATCCTATAAATTTTTCAATTAAATAATGATGTGTTGTATGTTTCATAACTACATGTTTATTATCTTTTTTATCAAAAGTTAATACATTATTTTTACCGTTATTTGTATGATAATTTGTTTTCATACAACAAAAGTCATCTTTTGTTTCTTTAATATCTTTTATAAATTGATTAAAATCATTTTGTGTTGAATTTTCATTTAATTTATTTTTAAAAGCATAAGAAAATAAAGGTTGATAAACACATTTTGTATTTTCACTTGAATCAAATATTGATAATAACCATGATGAACCACTTCTTGGAACACTATGTATTGATATTATTGTCATTTATTATATATAATATAAATATTAAAAATATATATAATAATATATGATAAATTGGGTACCAGATAAACCAATAAATTACGAAAAAGTAAATACTTTATTAAAAAAATGTGAAGAAACAAAACAATTTACAAATTATGGTCCAAATGTTCAATTATTAGAAAATTTTATTCATAATAAATATAAGATCGATGAAAATAAATCTGTTATAACAGTTGTAAATGCATCTTTGGGCTTACAAATATTAACATATATATTTAATTTATATCATAATAAAGATATTCAATGGGCAACACAATCATTTACATTTCCTCCATCAAATCAAGGTACATTAAAAACATCAATCATTTTGGATATAGATCTTGAAGGAGGATTAAATTTAAATGAAGTAAATAATGATATTGGTGGATTAATTGTAACAAATATATTTGGAAATATTGTAGATATTGATAAATATTTGGAATATTGTGAAAAAAACAATAAATTTTTAATTTTTGATAATGCAGCTACTCATTATACATTTTATAAAGGAAAAAATTGTTTAAATTATGGACATGGAAGTGTTATTAGTTTTCATCATACAAAACCATTTGGGTTTGGGGAAGGAGGCGCTATAATAGTTGATAAAAAATATGAATATATTATCAGAAATATGATAAATTTTGGTATAGATAATAATATTAAAAATAAAGAAAATTATTATTCTAATAATGCTAATAATTGTAAAATGTCTGATATATCAGCAGTTTTTGTTTTACAATATCTTCAAGATTATTTTGATATAATTATTCAAAAACATCATGATTTGTACAATTATTTTATTGAACAAAAAAATAAAAATAATATAAATATTGAATTATTTCCAAGTTTTCATGATAAAAATAATATATGCATTTCATGTTTTTGTATTTTATTTAAAAATAAAGAATTATCATTAAAAATAAAAGAAAAACTTTTAGAAAATAATATTTTTTGTAGAAAATATTATCATCCATTAAAAAAAACTAAAAATACATGTATTATTTATGATAAAATATTAAGTTTACCATGTACAAAAGATATGAATTATTCTGATATTGATAATATAATAAATCACATAAAAAATTTTTAATTATAGAAAATTATTTTTTATAAGTTTTTATTCATTTTATAATTTTAAAATTTCATTACAAATTTTTTGTCTATTAATTTGTTTTATTTCTATATTTTTTTCTAAACATGTTGTATCACTATTGGAATGATAATATTTTAAATCATCAAATAATTTATTATATTTTGGTACGTTTAATGTAATTTTAGTGAATATTTCTATTACTTTATTTGTTAAATTTGATCTTTGAATATTCATTTCAGCTATATGATCATTTCTTATTTTTTCTGAATTAAATTCTTTGTTTTTTATTTTATTTTTTACTATTTCAATTGATTTAACAACATCATCTTTATTATCTTCACATATAACAGAATTATGTTTATTATACCAATGTTCTCTTCCTCCTTCACATTTTGTTGAAATAACAGGTATTCCGCATAATAAATATTCACCAGATGAAAATGTAGATCCTTCAACTTTTGAAAATACACCACCTGCTATAGATTGATTATAATATTCAACAAGTTTATTTTTACCTATCCATTTATGATTTTTCATAACTCTTTCTTTATTTTCAAAGTTTGGCATATAACCATCTTTAGGAATATTTCTATGAGCTTGAACATCGTCTTGTGAATATCCAATATATATTTTATTTTCTACTTTTTTAGTTAATTCTAATCTTTTATAATCAGCCCAACATGAATTAACAATTAAATCATATTTTTTCTCTATATTAATTATTTTAAATGTATTTTCATTAATAAAAGCATTGTGACCAGCTAGTACTATATTTAGTTTTGGATAATATTTTTTTACTAGATCGTATAATTTTTGACTTGGAACACAAATTATTGGATTAGGACAATTAAAATTATATATACCATTTTTTAACCATGATTCTTCAATATTCCAAGCAAATTGAATTATTGTGATTCCATTTGTATATTTTTTTCCATCATATATAAATTCATATGGTATATTATTCATTAATTTTGGATTATAAAAAAGTCTCCAAATTGGAACATCATAATCTAAATATACTATTTGTTTCATATTTTATATAAATATTATTTTTATTTCTTATAAATAATTAATACATTATTATCACCTTGATTTTTCTCTTTAGGTAAATATACTAATTCAAATAAAAGATCTGGATATTTCTCTTGCCATTTTTTAATTTGTTTGGGAAAATTATAATGTGGATTTATTAAATCTTCCATTATATAATAACCATTTTTTTTTAATTTATGAATACTATTTTCAAAAAAAGTTACATTAGCATGAAATTCATGTAATCCATCTTCAATAATAATATCAAAATTTTCTTGTAATTCTTTTTCCTTCCACATATTCTTGATTATATTACTATTTGTTTGATCACAATAAAATGTTTTTATTCTATCTGTTTTAAATAGTATATCTTTATCAATATCAGCACCAAATATATCAGCATTTGGAAAGAATTCTGCCCAACCATAATGTGAAGCACCAGGTCTTCCTGAAGCACCCATATTTGAAGGAAGATTTACATTATTCGTACCCAATCCTAATTCAAATAATCTGATATTTTTGTTTTTAAGTTTTTTAAATAAATTATAATATAAAATAGAATAATTATGATTTGTTAATTCTTGGTTAATGTTCCCTTTATCACTTTTATTCTTTCCCATAATTGAACATAGAGGTGTTGTTAAATTATAATTTATATTTTCAAGCTGCATTTATGTTATATATAAATATTTTTTTTTTTTATTTTATATAAATAATGAAACTTTTAAAATTTCCTAAAACATTAATAATGGGTAAAAATAATTATATTGAATCAGGAGTAAAAATCCATAAAAACGTAATTATAGGTAATAATAATAAAATATACGATGGTACTCTGTTAGGTTATATGAATTTTTAGAAAAACATATTACAAAAAAATACAAAAATAAGTTAATAATTTTAGATAATGCAAGTAGTCATAGAAATGAAAAAATAAAAGAATTACTAAATAAAAATAATAAATTATTATATTCAGTTCCTTATCAACATTTTACAAATAGTATAGAAAATTACTTTAGTATGATGAAATCCAGATTACAAAAATTAGATGGTTTAACTCACAAAGAATTAAAAACCAATATAGAAAAAGTCATTAGAGATATACCAAAAGAAAAATATAAGAATATAATTAAAGGAACTTATAATAGAACAAAGAAATATAGTAAGAAACCTTCTAACAGAAGAAAAACATTAAAAAATTATTTATAATTTGCATATTTAAAAAGTCGGCGTTTTAAATGTGCAAAGGTGTAAAAAAATTATACTTAAATCTATTTCTAATTTTTACAATATAAAATCCATTCTTTTAATCTTGTTACATTTTTTAAATTATTTTATCTTTAGTAAAATTATCAAAAACTAATTTATCATTTTTGTATATTTTATTTAATTTTATAAATTTATATTAAGATATTAAATGTTATATTCTCCATATTTATAATCATTTTCACAATATCTAAATACTAATTTTTTTATTTCATTGTTAATATTAATATTTTTTTTTGATGATTCATTTTTTTTATTATTTAACCTCTCAAAAATATTTTTATTATTTATTTTTATATCATAAATATTGAATATATATTTAATATCATCAACTAAATTTTCTAATTTAATAAAATGATTAACAACATGATTATTATATAAATAAAATTTACCATTAATAAAATTGTGAAAATGCGTTTCATTTTCTATATAACTAATTAAATCTTCTTCAATATCTTGACTATCTTTATTAAATTTATCTACCTTACTAAAATTTAAACTATAAAAATAAGATGATATATATCTACTTAATGGATTTCGAATAGTACTTATAAATTTAATATTTTGTAATTTAATATTTTTTTTTTTGAAAAATTTTATAGCACCTTCTAAATTACAATGCCAATAATCTGGATCTTGATAATCACCACTTCGATAAGATTTATGTATAAGTTCAAAATTTATAAAATTTATTCTATTTAAAAATAAACTCAATGATACACAACCGCATTTTGGATTAAATAAAAAACAAATATAAAAATCTATATTTTTTTTATTTTTTTTATTTTTTTTATTTTTTTTTTTTAATATAATCATTTATTATATAATATATATTTTTTTTTTATTTCATATAATTAATGAAACTTTTAAAATTTCCTAAAACATTAATAATGGGTAAAAATAATTTTATTGAATCAGGAGTAAAAATTCACGAAAATGTAATTATAGGTAATAATAATAAAATATATGATGGGACTATTATTTATCCTAACACTAAAATTGGAGATAATAATATTATTTTAAATAATAATATTTTGGGAGAACATCCAGTTGAATCACATGATAATTTTAAAGAAAAAATATTCAATGGTCTTGAAATAGGTAATAATAATATGTTACATGTTGAAAATATTATATTTAATGGTTATCATAGAAAAACAAAAATAGGAAATAATAATAAAATTTTAACAGAACTTCATATGGGACACGATACACATATTCAAAATAATGTAACTATATATCCCAGAGTAATTACTGGTGGTCTATCTACTATAATGAATGATTCATCAATTGGTATGGGATCTTTAATACAACAAAAATCTGTTTTAGGTGAATTTTCTATGTTAGGCATGGGAAATATTGCTAGTCATAATGTATTTCCTTTTTATATATATTTTAATCAAAAATATCTTCGTCCAAATAAAGTTAAAATTCCTGAAAATTTATTTATAGAAAAATATGATGAAAAAATAAGATTATTAATAGAAGAATTAAAAAATAATAAATGTGATAATGAATTAGTAAAAAAATATGATCTTCCTGAAAATATTAAATTACATATTTATAGTTTTTTAAATACGATAGAAATAAAAAAAATATAAAAGTTATTTTGAAATTTAAAATATTTTATAATTAATATGAATATTAATAAAGATGATTTAAAAAAAATAATTCCAGGTTTTTCCATGGGAATAGTAAGAGCCATAATATCTCATCCGTTTGAAATGATGAAATTAAAATCACAAATAAATCAAAAAGAAAATTTTTATAAAAATTTATTTAAAGGTGTTCATTATTCGGTAATAACAAATGCATTAGAAAGAGGAATTCAATTTGGTTTATATGAGAAATTTAAATTAAATGATAATAATTTAAATTCATCTGCTAAAGCAAGTATTATTTCTACAACATTAACATTACCTTATAATATACTCTTACTTCGTAATGTAATTATGAATTCATCATTAATTATTCCCAGAAAAATATTCTATAAATCAGTTTTTTTAGAATATAGTCGTAATTTAAGCGGATCTATATTATTTTTATCTTCTTATAATTATTTAAAAGAAAAAGAAATACCAATTTTATATCGAGCTCCTTTATCAAGTTGTCTTGTATGGACATTAACATATCCAATTGATAGTTATAAAAATATATTAATATCGCAACAAAAAAAAATAGATATAAATATCCAACAATTATATAAAGGTATTCAATATCCTTTAATGCGTTCAATACCATCATCAATAGTAGGATTTTATGTTTATGAATATATGCTAAAATTAAATTCTTAAAAATTCATCAAAATTATATATAGAATGTGTATTCGATAATGTTTCATTTGCTAACACAATTATTTTTGTTTCTTTTTCTAATATTTTAAATTCTAACCAAGTATTTGATTTAATATAACAATATTCATTTTTATAAAATTTTTTTTCAACAACTTCATTTTTTTTATTAATTAATTTAATATGAATAAAACCATTTACAATAAATAATATTTCATCACAATTCTTATTTGCATGAAATCCTCTATCTTTATTTATTACATCAAAATCATCTATATAAAAAAATCGTTTCATATCAAATTCAACATGATTAATACAATTTAATATACCAGATTTATTATTTGTTTTGATTGATTTAATTTTTAATAAATTATTCTCTAAAAAGTACTGATTTATATTTTTACACACATAAAGAATTTCTTCTTTTTCTAATTCTGGATACATTGGTAATGATAAAATCTTTTTTGAATTAGTAATACAATTTTGTATATGTATGAAATTATTCTTTTTATACGCATCCGTTTCTGGTATAGAAATAGGATAATGAATTAATGTTGTGATTCCTTTTGTCTCTAAATATTTCTGTAATTCATCTCTATGTTCTGTCATTATAACAAATAAATGAAAAACAGGTAATGAGTTTGTCTCAATCATTGGTAATTCAATATTTTCAATATCTTTTAAATTATCAATATATAATTGGGCATTTCTTCTTCTTAATTCATTATTTTTTTCAAGATATTTCAATTTTGTATCTAATACAACTGCTTGTATTGTATCCATTCTACTATTACGTCCAATTAATTCATGATGATATTTTATTTTACATCCTAAATTTGCTATTTTTCTTATTTTTTCTTGTATTACTATATCATTTGTACCTATTCCACCCGCATCACCAAAAGCACCTAAATTCTTACCTGGATAAAAACTGAAACATGCTAATTTACCGAAATTACCTACACATTTATCTTTCCATTTTGCACCATGTGCTTGAGCACAATCTTCAATTAAAATAAGATTATTTTCATCACAAATACTAACTATTTCTTCCATATTTGGTACTAAACCATATAAATGTACAACTATAATTGCTTTTGTTTTTTTTGTTATTTTATTTTTTAAATCATTTAAGCATATCATATTTGTATTTTTATCAATATCACATAAAACTAAGTTTAAATTATTATTTGTTACTGATAAACAAGTTGCTATATAAGTATTTCCTTGTACTATAATTTCATCTTCTGCATTTAGGTCTAAAGATTGAACTGCTATTTCAAGTGCATCTGTTCCATTAGCACATCCAATAAAATAATCAAATCCACTATATTTAGAAAAATTATCTTCAAATTCTTTAATTTGACTTCCACCAATAAAAGATGTATTATCAATTATATTATTTATTTTTTGTTTAATTTCATCTCTACAACAATTAATATTTTTTCTTAAATCTAAAAAATTAATTTTTTTCATATATATATATATATATGGAAAATAATAAAGAAAAAATAATTAATTTTATTGAAAATAATGCATGTAAAGAAAATATAAAAATAAAAAATAATTTTAATATTGATTTTACACAACAAAAACTAAGAATTGATATCATAATATTAATATTTTTTTATGGAAATAAAGGAGAACGTTATTATTTTCAAGAAAAAATTTTTCAACATTTTAAAAATTTAGAAAAAATATTTAAGAATTATATAGATTTTTCATATACAATTGTTGGTTCCGAAAATGAATTAAGTAAAGATATAAGTTTGAAATATTTTAAAGAAGATGAATACTTTGAATTTCATCAAGATACAACTATAAAATTTTGGGATATGTTATTTAGTAAAGTAAATTATAGTTTAAATCAATCTTATAAAAAAGATGTAGACATTCATTTATGGGTAGGTTCAAATGATTATATATGTATCAATTATTTTAAGCAAATTATTGAGCAATATAATAATCAACATCAAATGTATGGTATTTCAAATTATAATAATGGTGAAAATCTTTGTTATTATATTAAATATGATAAATATAAATTTATAGATGATGATAAATATTTACACGATGGTGTTCATAATTATTGTAATAGACAAAAATATAAATTTATAGGTGGAACAGTTGGTATTACACATAAAACATTAGATTTATATCCAAATATATTAGAAAAATGGCATTATGATGAAGGAAAAAATGAAACGATTATTTTAAATAACAATAATCAATTAAAAATAAATGACATAAATTATATTCATATTTTTAAATCATATAAATGTTTTTTTATAAATACAAAATTTTTAAATGATAATGAAATAACAAGTTTTGATACATTAAAAAAATTAAATAAAAATAATATTATAGAATATAAAAAAATAGAAGAAACATCAAGAAAAATAATAGAGAAAGAATTTAATTATTTTGATAAACTAAAAAAAGATTATATTTATTCAAATATAAATATAATAAAACAATCTTCAAATATAAATAATGCTGAAATTTTAAATGATAATTTAATATGTGAAATTAAAAAATTTAAAGATACTGACTTAAATTATAATGAATTTATTATTGATAAAAATAATAATACAAAAAAAGATACAAAATATTTAGAAGATATTAATAATAAAAATATTAATTTAGAATTTTATATTTTATCTTTTGAAATAAATTTTATAAATTTTCAATTAAATGAAAAACAAGACATTATTAATATAATTAAAAATAAAATAAAGCACAATAACATAAACCATAAAGATATAAATCAAATAAAATATAGTATAAAAAATCAAATAAAGTATAATAACATAAATAAAAAAAATATAAATGGAATAAAATATTATGTAAAAAATAACATTAATAATTCAATATCTACTATTCAAGAGAAAAAAGATTTTATAACTTCAAATCAAAAAATATATAATGATAAAAAAAATAAACTAAAAATAAAAGATAAACTTATTTTTGAAAAACTTAATAAATTGAAAGAATTATATAGAAAGAATAAAAATTAATTATTTCTAAAATAGTCAATTGTCTTTTTTAAACCATCCTCTAAATCCACAATAGGACTCCAATCTAAATATTTTCTTGCCTTTGATATATCTGGTTGTCTTTTCATTGGATCATCACTTGGTAATTCTTTATATGTTAATTTTGATTGTGTATCAATTAATGTTAAACATTTTTCTGCTAATTCTTTAATTGTCATTTCATATGGATT